TATCTAGTAACGTATAGATACCTGATATGTTGATAGGTTGGTTTATAGACCATTTAGCTATATCAAAGTACTCTATTAAAGCTGTATTACATGCTAATAGAACATCTCTAGATACAAAGTTAGGTAAAGTTATGATTTCATACTTCATTGCTACGTTTACTATAAATGCATCTTTTATATTTACTGCATCAGTAAGTAACATGTATTGAGAAAGGTATGTTTTTAAGTTATCTTTTAAACTAGGGGTAGCTGGTATTACTTGCTTTTCTGAATTATAAGCTAATACATATAGAGATAAAGCTAGTGGATTTGAATCATAAGCTCCTCCTAAGATATTAGCATTAGTAGCCTGATCCTGTGTTACATATACTTTAGAAATAGATCCGTAAAGTGGAGGTAAAGATAAGCTTCTAATTGCGTAGTCTTGTAATGTTACTGCTCTGTTTTGTTCAGAATAAGCTCTTAAACTATTTTGTCTTAACTCTTCTACTGTATCTCCATCTCGACCGCCTACTGCTGGTTGTGTGTTATTAAACACTAATGTATTTGCTTTACTTTGATCTGGAGCTGATACTGTTACCTGTTCTACAATGTTAATTGTATTTGCAGGAACATTTGCTTCTACTCCTCCACCTACTATATATCTGATAGTTAAAGTTGTATTTGAAGGGGCAATACCGTAAGATTTAGAAAATAAAAAGTTAGAAGGATCATAAGCGAAATCTAATCTACTTACTCCTTGGTTAGTTCCCATACCTACGTTTGTAGGATCTGGAAGAAATACTTCATCAGTTGATGCACTAGTGTTTATTCCTGCTCCGAATTGTATTTGTAAATTACCTTGTGAAGTTAATCTTGTTACAAATCGTCTAGGAACTTTCTTTAATCGTAATACGTTAGGTACTGTATTTTTATCTGTAGCAGTATTACTTTGGGTTTCGTAGATAGTATCTTGACCTAAAAATGGTACTTCGTACCAAGTATGCCCATCACTATCTGTAATATCTAAAACTCCAACAATATTTGTATCTTCAACTGTGACTGTTAAAAACTTTTCAGAGTTACCTGCGTTGTATGTAAATTCTTTTAACTCTCCTGACATTGCTCTTACTCTTTTAGTAAGTCTATATTCAGCAGGATATCCATTTGCAATACTATCAATTCTAACTTCTGTTGGATTTAATGAGCTTGAATATGCAAAATCTACTTTATCGTTAATAATAAATTTAGGATCACCGAATGTTGTTGCACGTAAACGTGTATTAGGTTGTACTATAAGTGCTTGATCCCAGTTTGGAGTATAGTTAGGAGCTACTGCATTAACCTTTTGAGTTACTTCAATTTCTACTTCTGATACATTAGTAGATTTAGGACGGTAGCCCATCATGTAAGCTAAGTTGTATAAGTTAGCTGGGTCTTTAGCGTGCTGTAAAAATGTTTCTTGAAGTTGAGTATCTTGGTAAAAAGAAAGTACATCTCCTACATACGATGCCATCTCTATAAACATCATACCTGGAGATGCTGGAGAAAAGTCATTGTAGGTATCAGGGAAGTAGTTTTTAGCAAACTCTACGAGTTGGTCTCTAAAATTACCAAAGTCCCTGTTAATATATTTTATGTCTCTTTCTGGGGTCATTATTGTTGAATATTAATAATTACTTCATCTTCAATATTACTATCTAGTATACTATATTTTAAATAGAATTCAATTGAATTATTATCTGGATCTGCAACTAAAGATAAATCTTGAGATACAACTTTAGGGAAGTAAGTTCTAAGTTCGTCTTTTATTTTCATACCTAAAACGTTTAGTTTATCTTCTGTTATTTGTTCAAAAAGTTCAGAAGGTAATCCACTTCCGAAAGATGGATTCATATATCTTTCTCCTCTTCCTGTAAGAAAATAATTAATTAGATTATTCCTAACTGCATCTTTAGTAAGGTAGTTAGAATTGAAGACGTTACCGGCAGAGAAGGGTAAGTTAACACCTACCGCTTTTCTTGGCTGTCTATCTAACGGGTTTATTTTCTGTACATTAAATGCCATTAATCTAATCCTTTACGTTGTTTATCTTTTTGGTTAGCTGCCTCTAAAAGAGTTTTAGCTTTTCCTATAAATGGAAGTTGACTTAAATCTAAGCCTGGTTGATTACCTCCTCCCATATGCATCTGTTGAGCTACTGTAGAAGCCATATTTGGCATATGAACTCCTTCACCCATTATAGCAGCTGCGTCAGCTGCTGTCATACTTGCTTTTGTCATCTGTAGCATATCTTCGATCGGATTACCGCTCGGTACATACTTTTTAGGTTGAGCTGCAGGTATTTTAAAGTCAGTTACTTGCTTAGTATTTGTTTTTTGTTCAGTTTGTAATGTAGAAGGAGCACTAGCAATTTGGACAGCTTCAATTAATACTTCTTTGAGCTGCTCTTTAAATGCTTTTTCTACTTCTTCTCGTATAACTTTCCTAAGTTCTTCTAGTTTCATATTAATAAATAGTTGGTATATTAAAGTTTATTATTGTAGTTGGTCTAATCTAAATCTAATCTCCCTTACTAACACATTTACGTCACTAGCGAAAGAAGGTTGACCTTTCATCACAATTATCCCTTGAGGGTTTCTAGCTACTGCAAAACGTCTTTTCGCTACTGAAGGAGAAGTAGTGTCATCTAGAACTTCGATTAAAAATTCTACTCCGTTTCTAGCTCTATATAATCCAGTCTGTACTGGTGTAGTTTGTATTTTATAATTGTTTAAGTTAGTCTTTATATTGTCTAATAGATCTCTGTTTACTAAACTAGTATTTGAAAGTCTGTTTAAAAGATCTTCTAATAGCTTCTGAGTATTTATCTCGTACAACTCCCAGTCAAATCCTGTTAAAGGATCTAACCAAGTATCAAGTCCGTTTTTTGCTCTATTATTAACAATGTACTTATTACCATCTGACCCTTCTACAATATCTCTTCGTTCATCTGTATGAATATAGATTGTTCCTGGTTTATAAAGACCTCTAAAGCAATTACTTCCGTAATTATTTCCATCATCTATACCATCGGCATATCTAACTGGATCTACTAAAGTTTCTTGTACTAGTCTTGGAACTAATCTAGAGATAATAAAATTACCATCTGCATCAACTAATCCAAGTTTATCTAACTCTTCAGGTGTTAAACTATCTTTAAGTTCGTTCTCTATACTACAAAATGCAATCGGACCATCAAGTAGAGATAACTTAGAATTAATATCATTCATCAAGTTATCAAAAAAGGTAGTATCTACTAAAGCTTCTATCCCGTCTATTGTATCTTTAGTTTGTTTAACTAATTCTCTCAACTTGTTAATTAAATCTGAATACTTATTTGAGATAGAGATTGGTAGACCAATTCCGGGTGGAACTGCTTGAGGTATAGGTAATACTAACAATACTTTTATTATCTTATCTAAAGTATTAATAGGTGGTCTTAGTTTTCTAGGTAATGCTTTATAAGTATCTATAATTTTTCTAGAACGTTCAGTTAGGTCTGATAAGGTTTGTTTTGATTTTACTAACTTATCTAAAGTTTGTTGTCTAGGACAAGCATTTGCTTGAACAAATGTCGATATAGTAGATTGAATTTTAGCCTGTACTTTATCTTGTAGCTGAGCTTGTAGCCCACCTATCTTACTTCCTATAAAAGCAGTTACTTTCGATTCTGGTATGGTTATGAACGACATATTACTCTGTAAATACTTTTTTAGATTTTAACTCTTTTAATCGAGCTTTTAATGGCTTTAATCTAGCAAATAGAATACCACCTTCTTTTTTCAATTGTGCTACTGCAATTGGTGGTGATGCTTGTAATCCAGATGGTTTTACTAAAAAGTCTGCAAAGTTTTCTACTGCTCTTATAAAATCTTCTAGTAAGTCAACAGTATTTTTACCTAATAAGACTGGTTGTGCACTATATTCTACTGCAGTTCTTGCATTTACTCCTAGGAATATCTTCTTAGAATCAATACAAACGAAATCATCTGCGTCTATATTTACAGTTTTAGCGTTAAGTCCTACAGAAACAGCTGCTGAAAGTAGTATAGATTCTTCTTTAGCATTTAAAAATAAGCGTCCGCTATTAAGAATTACTTGTGGTTTACTGTATGCGTTAGCTGCTTCAGGTATTTTACCATAAGATAGTCTTCTATTATTAGCTTGAACTAAAGGTACTTGGTGAAATCCTGTAAAATAAAGTGAACCAAAGTTCTTATTTACATCTTCTATAATACCATCAAAGCCATTTGGTGCAGTAATCTGTCCGTTAGCTATTAAGATTAAAGGTTGTCCATTATTCTTTGAGTTAACTAAAGGGTTATTTACGTGCTGACTGCCTGTAAATCTAATAGATTGTCCTTGACGTCCTTGTATAACAGTATCACCAGGGTAACATATAAGAGGATTTATTCTACCACTCTCTTTATATCCTTTGCCAAATAATACTTTCTGGAAGTTAGGATTTAATGTATTAGGGGAAGCGTTATGTTCTGGAGCATTCCAAATATTAACTATTCGAGTCCAAGCTTTTCTATTACCTTTACCTGATTCACTTGTAGCGGCAGGGTTA